ATCCGCGGCGTACTTCGCACCACTTCCGCCTGCTAATTCCTTCGTGGGCACATAGGCGCCGATGATCGAGTACACATGGTTCGTCACCAGCAGCGGCACTTTTGCTTTTGCTAACTTCAGACGGAGCACACGAAACGCACCCTTGATAAGTTGCGATTTCGTCATATCTCGTGCGTCTTTTTCATTCGTAATGTCTTCTGTTTCTTTCTTTGATGGCAGTGCAGACAGTGAGTCCAGTACCATCAGTAATGGAAACCGCTTGTCTTCGGGAAGTGCCATGTACGCATCGAGTGCTTTGACAGCGACGGTTCGAAACTTTTCAATACTATCTGGTTCCGACTTTGCCACGCGTGTAATGTCAATACCGCGACTCGTGAGCATGGCATTCGTGACTGCACTCTCGGTATCGAAATAGAAGACTTGACCGTTCTTATGCTGCTCAAGAAAGTTACGGACGATTCCCATTGCGAAGAATGTTTTCCCCGTCGCAGGGTCACCGGCAAAGATCAAGGCTTTGTTGTTGGGAAACCCACCAAACATATCACCTGACAATGCGGCATTCAATACATAACTTCCCGAGTCGATGTATCCGCTGAACTCTGAAGACGCTTTACCGTCTGCGGCAATTGCAGTGTGTTCGTCACCAAGATCTGTAATGAACTTTTGAAAAAATGACTGTGCCATGCTCACTCCTTTGTCTCATTATATCATTATGCGTGTGAAAGTCGATGCGCTTCTGCGGCACGAACACGTCGTGCGCGTGTGAATTTTGGTCGTTCAACTGGCAACGGACTATCTAATGTTGGTTCTGCTAAGGTATCCGTGTGCGTTGAAGGGTCGATAATCATATCATGTGCGGTATCGATGGCGGCTACTACATTTGCTGCCGTCGGCGGTGTCTCTGGTATCGGCATTGCTGGTGCATCCGTCGAGGGTACCGATAGTGCTGAAGGTGCCGGAGGTTCCGCAGGGGGTGCGGGTGCTGTGCGCGACAGCGACTGTGCTGCCAGCAATAGTGCAATCGCCATCGGATCGAAGACAGAGATGATGATCAAAATAAAAAACGTTACAGTGCGATCTAATACATCCACAGAGGTATCGTGATACCACGCTTTCGCGATGAAGATCAAAGGGCCAACATCGACAGTTTGTTCTCGCGTACGCTGGTCGAATTGCACCAATGCTTGTTCGGCTGCTTGCAGTTCTTTTGCACTCTCTCGTGTGCGAGTTTGTAGTTCACGCTGCACCGTTTGTTGCGAACGCATGACACCAACAGCGCCATTTGAACCTGACAATCGATCTCGTTCAGTGAGACGAGCAATAATTTGATCCGCAGAGTTCTTCGACGTGTAGGCGTTCAATGCGGCCTCATCACGCGTATACGCATCCCGCGCAATAGTGACTGCACGTTCCAATGTCGTGCGTTCGGACACACTCGCTACCAACGGGGCTTGCTGCACCAAATACGCACGAGAGAGATATCCGAAGATACCAATACCGGTGAGCAGCATCAATACCATGACGCCGATACTCACGTACGCGACGAGAAGTTTGGGAGCATCACGCCAATACCGAAACACCCACGACACGCCCACAATCTTTGCTAACTCAAGTGCGCCACCCATGACAAGCACCGGCACCAACGCGCCGCTGAAAATACGCGCTAGACCTGTCACAGAGTAAAACGCCGCAATGCTGGATAGCAGCATTCCGGTCAAAAACAAGATGACTTGTAGACTTCGACGATGTGACATGTATTCATTCCTCTAAAACAACGTAGGTTCGTATTCCGCACTCCACTGCACATGATGAAGAATCGCATTCAGCGGATCGAGTACCGCAATCTGAAACTGCTTCTCGTAATCGACATAGCGTTCAACCTGCCACGACGGCGGACAGTCGTGCGGTGCGGACATGACATGCGAACCAAAGGGGTTCATATTTCGGAGATATGCAAATCGAATCTTCGCTCCGTCGCGAATGGTTTCCAGATGCGAAAGTTGCTCCGCACGAACTTTCTTATTGTACACAATCGCGCCTTTGACGTGAATGGGTATCGATTTTTCCGCATGCTCATACTGCTTTAGTCCATTCACAGAACGCGGCATTGCAATATCCGCGAACGAGGCGTGTGTGAACTTCTCTCGCGATGCTTTGATGTACGCCCATATATCTTCTTGCGTACCACGCAGGAGCAATTCAATCGCATGCGTTAGAATATCACGAGCAATTGCGGGAGTCGATGACTTCACCGCTTCGATGCCCATCATCTTCAGTTTCGGTTCTGCATGACGAACGCCTTCAGTATCATAGACATTCAGCATGTATCGCTTCTTCGCTGTCCAGACGCCTTTATCTGCAATGACTTCGCGTTTCATCGAGAGACAGGGTGTCGCGACATTCATATATTTAGCGAGAGATGCCAACGATGCGTCAATGATAGGCTGTATGCGTCGTTCACAGAAGCGATCCAACATTGTCACAATTTGCTGTGTCGCTTTGTCTGCAAATGCAGGCTCCTGTGCTACGAGCGCCCCGAGGTTGATATAGATCGAGTCCGTATCGGAGGCGATGATATAGTCATTTGAGGTATGCAATACCGAGTTGAGATAGGTATTGACATCGTTCGCAATCCATCGAATGACCAGTTGACCGGTAATGGTAACGGCTTCCGCCATATCCAGATTGTAAAACCGGAAGTAGTTTGAGCCTAAAGCGCCGTACGCAGAGTTGAGATTGACTTTGCGAACAAGTTGCTGGTTGTTGTATGCGGCAATCAATTTTGTAAGTTCCGCATATTCCGGTGACGTCTTGGCATATGCTTCGCGTTGCTGTTTAGCATCGGTTGCCATACGTTTGAACTTGACGCGCTCATCGTATAACGTTTTGAGCATCGCTGGAAGAAACCCCTCTGTATCTCGGCGCGTCAGAACACCATTTGCAGCGAACGCGTATCCCTCTGGAAGATGTGCGCCTGCATGAAACAACTCTGCAATTGGCGCTCGTGCCAAGAGTGCATCGATTGGAGGCGTATCCGTACATTTTTCAATAATGGTTTCGGGGGAGAGGTTCCACTGTCGAATAATATGAGGATACATGGACGCCAGATCGTATGAGACTACCCATTGATGCTGGCCGACTAATGGATCTTTGACGTACGCGCCAGCATATTGATCGGTCTTCTCTACTTCTCGGCGCGGTGGAATATGTGTGCGTCGAGCGCGGAGATAGTGAAAGATCATGATGTCCCACAAGCGCACTTGACGAAACGTATCGACATAGTTCGCTTTCGCGCTGTATGCCAACGCGCAGACTAGTTCAATGAGTTTCAGTTTTTCATCAAGTTCATCGACCAGTTCAACGTCACGGATGTTGTACTCCACATACTTCGCATAGTTCTCGCGATACAGTTCTGCGAGTGACTGATATTCGTCATACGACAATTTTCGCTTGCCAAGTTCTACATGCGCGATATGACCGAGACGATAACTCTCTTGTTGCGAGTATGTGAATTTGCGATACAGTTCGTAATAGTCCAGAATGGTAATACCACGAATGTCGATGACAGTCTGATCACGGCCGTTGAGTGTGACACGACGTTCTGCAAGACGTTCAAATGGTGACAGTTTGATCGTGTGCTCATCCCCAAGCACACGCCGCATGCGGTTTACGATGTAGGGGATATCGAAAAACTGCACATTCCAGCCGGTGATGATGTCGGGATAGTCTCGTTGACCACGCCAGTCTCGGAGAAACTCCGTCAGCAATGCATGTTCGTCCGCGCATTCTTTATAGGTAATCGTGTCGGGCGCATCATAGGGTTTCGTGCCATACACAACAATACCCGATGTGTTACGATGCCGCCATTTCACGGTGATCGCGGTAATTGCGTTTGTCGGATTGTCAGGCGGCGCAAATGACTCTTCAGAGTCTACTTCGATGTCGAGATTCCAGATATACAGTCGCGACATGTCCGGAAGAATCTCGTGTTCTCCATACATGTCAGACAGCGCCATGTATTCGGGCTGAATGTTTCCATACGCATGCGGATGTGATTGAAGAAATTCACGCCCTTCTGCAATGGTGTCGCATGTGTGTGGAAGCAGTGGCGTGCCATCCAGCGCAACATCACCTGTATGCTCTGTTGTGGGAAGATAATACGTCGGCTGATATGCAATTTCGAGGAAGTGTGGTGCGCCATCAGCATCGCGGCCACGAATGTAGCAGCGATTGCTGATGGTAGTGGTGTAGGTGTATAGTAACGATGCGTTTACGACGCCAGAGAACGTAGGTTTTTGCGATGCATGCAGCATTCGTCAATGATACCGCATGCGACTCAGTTCGTCAATAACGATGACAGTGAAGGCGTTGCAGGTGCCACGATTCCTGACCAGTACGAACGATACGCGGTTTCCATCTGTTCCGTCAGAGGTGCATCATAGATCACATGAAGCGTAGACACGCGAATGTGATCTGTATCTGCATACGGACGAACCGGCAGAAGACCGACTCGCACCGCACCCGTTGACGGATCGATAGCCATGTTTGGCATCACCGCATCCTCGACAAGCCACGTCACCTGTGCATCATCGAGACGCATACGACCAATAATATCCTCACCTGTCGTGAGGTGCAACAAACGAATCGCTGATGCTGACATTATGATTTCTTCCCCTTTGTAGGCTTCTTGGCTTTCTTTGATGAGGACTTTTTCACCGTGGACTTCTTTCGAGGCTTACGCTCCGTCTTTTCTTTCAGTCGCTGTTGTGTCTTTCGAGCATGCTCGTATGCAGCAATTGCTCTCATTGATGGCACATCAACGTCTGAAATATTCGCCGGCGCGTCATCAGAAACATGCGTGGAGTCATTTTCGAACGCGGTCGGCCAATCCTTATAGAACTCTTCATCTATCTGAGTATAGTCGATGTCGTCGTCAGTCTTCTGTTGCTCCCGTACGCGGTTCCAAATACGCATGCCCAATGTATAACCCACAATGACACACGCGACAACACCGATGAGGTATAAAACGAACATGAGAAACTCCTATGCTTCTGTTTTCTTATTGTTGCAACGACCCTTGCATTCACATGCAGTGCTGTGCTGGTATTCGATAACATAATCGATACGACGGTCGAGATCCTGCCGCTCCCGATCAATGCGCCGATTAAGTTCACTATCGACGTTACTGATCGCCTGCGCGAGTTGTTCTTCTAACCGCTCTGATGCCGACTTTGTTTCTCGCTTATGCTGCACCATGCGCTGATTAGTTCGCTCGACGAAACTTCCTAATGCATACATTGCGCCGCCGAAGATGAGAAATGCGAGTAACATTGAGTCCATAATTTTATCCTTTGGTAAAAAGTATATATTCACGCCGTCTTCGTTCTGTTAACCCCGGCACAACAACTAATTCATGCGTAATTGGATCGCGAGCCTTATTCCATCGTGTAAACAAATCTTCCGTCACCGGCCTCCGTGTATTGATATTCCGCCGCAACGACGATTTTGCGAATGCGTATACACCCACATTGTAACAGAAACAAATCACTGCGTCAATCTGTGATTGTGTGAGTGGCGCTGTAATTTGTTCGTGTATATTTTTCGCAATCTCATTAACATGTGCGCGAAGTGCATCTTCGGCTTCCTGTTGCGTACATGTTTGCCCTTTGACGACGGGTTGTCCGTGTAGTCGTGTCGATCCGTATCCGATTGTCCAGATGCCCGCAGAATCTTCATATGCCTTCAGACGGCATCCTTCAAACTCTTTGAGTAATGCAAGACCATCGTTACTAATCGTGTATGACATTTATACACCCGTAGAACCGAAACCTCCGGAACGAGAGAGATGACGCGATGTCAATTCCTGTTCCCATTCCGCATGCGTGACGGAAGTGAAATCCAATACGCCAGCGGAAGACATGTACACCAACTGTGCAATACGCATGCCATGCTCGATGACGAACGGCGCACTCGTCGGTGGTGCAATGTATGTCAACAGCACCTGCACTTCATCGCGATAGTCACTATCGATGATGCCCGGCGCATTGATGACTTGTACACCTTTAGCCGCTAATCCACTTCGACTACAGACAAACAAGCACGTATGTGGCGGCAGTGCGACACGCAATCCCGTAGGTACACGATAGGGTGTCAGTGGTGTCAGCGCAATATCACCATATGGTAGATATGCGCGTACGTCGTACCCGTATGCTTCTTTTGTTTGCCGTGCCGGTAGTTCCGCATTTTCACTCTCTGTGGCGTTCACAAATGTCGGAATTGTAATCAATCGCAAACGATCCATACTCATACTCCTTGTTATACGGTTCGGCGTTTTCCGATCTCGTATTTTGCTACCAACTCCCACTCATTCTTTTCGCGAAATGGCAATACCATGATTTGATTCATCGGCAATACCGGTTCCTTAGTGCGCGCCGGATTGACAAGGACGACCAATTCCCATTCTTCTAACATATTGGCAATCGTATTGCGTCGAGCGCGATCCGTATCATCAAACACCGTCTGCTGTGTTTTTCCATCGAGTAAGAACAACTCTTTGAAGTGTACCACATAATAGCGACCTTGCTTATGCAGAATATGGCACGACTGATACAACTTCTTTTCTTTGCGCGATGCAATGCCAATACGTGTGAGAGTTTCCTTGACCTTCAGGAAATCGTCGGGAATGTGCAGCCGCACTTCGACACATTGATCGATAATTGCGGCAATATGCGGCGGTAGAACTTTCTCATGTGACATACGCTCGACCCTTTGTCGATGCCATACCGCCTTTTTCAAGGCGTTGGCGAATAATCGTTAATTGGTCTGACGTATGAAGCGGTAGAAGGGTGACAGCATGGCGCAAACTGCAACCATAGTATTCTCCAACCATTCGCGCATCATCAGACACCTGATGTTTGAGCCACTTGCTGTATCGCTTTCGTGGTCGAAGAATATTTAGAAAAAACTGAAACTGCAAACGTTTGTCGAGCCATGGCCGCTCATTCATTGCGTTCGCGGCTAATATGGTATCGTGATGATACGAAAATGCACGATTCACGATGAAGGGAACGTAGTGCTTCTCAAAGTCCGGCGACTCCAACAGTGCCGTATTCTTACTGTACGACACTGCTTCGACGTATTCGAATGGCCCCTGTCCCATACACTATTCCACTATTCGAATGTGGGACATGATCTCAATCAAACACGCCAACATGTTCAGCGACTTATCTGCGGCAAATGCTGAACGATAACTATAGTCCGCCATCGTCAAAATGATACTTGGGAGTTCGTCCGGTTTTACATACTTGGGGACAGACTCTGACAACATGCGATAGAACGCGGCTTCGTCCGTATCCTCGTGCTCACTGATCCACTTGCGAACCGCAACGAAATTCGCACTGCTCAACGCTTTCATCAGTGTCAGAATGTCTTTGTCCGAAATTTGTGCAAGGATTTCGGACTGCAACGTGCCTGTAGAACTAAACCGCTGCAACTCATTCAGAGTACGACGAAAGTCTGGAAAGTACAGACGTAGAACTTCTAATACTAATGCTTTGTCATATGTGATCTGTTCAGTGTCGAGAATTTCCAGTGACCGTTTTGCGAATTGTGCCATCATATTCGCACGTTCTGCTTTGGGAATACTGAAATTGACGACAGAGCAGCGCGAATGCAGCGGAGCAATAATACGGTTGCTGTGGTTGCATGTCAGCACGAACACGGTCGTAGATGAAAATTCTTCCATGAACGACCGTAATGCGGGCTGTGTAGATTGCGGATTGAGATAGTCTGCTTCGTCAAGAATGATCATCTTTCGCTTGCCGTCCAGCGACATCGATGACGCATACTCTTTTAATTTCGTTCGCAAGACGTCGATGCCGTTCTCATCTGACGCATTGATAACGAGTGTGTCCATACCGAGATCTGCGGCGAGGGCCCGAGCAACAGTAGTTTTACCTGTGCCCGGTTTCCCCGCCAACAATAGATTCGGCGTGTCACTCATCGACTTGATACCTTCCAGCGTCTGAAGGATTGACTGTGGAAGAATACACTCCGACAGTGTTCTTGGTCGATATTTCTCGACCCACACGAAGAACTCACGCGCCTGCATACTCATAAAAACCTCATCATCAAATGGTGCTCCCGCTTGGATTTGAACCAAGACTCCGCCCACATCTAGGGCTGCGAGGGTATAAGCCTCGGGTGCTCACCGTTACACTACAGGAGCGTACGTTTATTGTGCTTTTCGGACAACCAGATACGAAATAGGCAGCGTTGTGTGCTCCATGTAAATGTACGGCCATGAACTAACGCTCACCTCATAGGTGCCGTCCAAGATGAGATCAAACAGTTCCCGGCGAATCAGTGCGGAGAACACATCACCACTCAACGTTGTGACGTTCTTCGACTGTACCGGATACGAGTATACGCGAGACGCGCTATTCTTTTCGTCGTGCGGCTTGACGACGATAGACTCTTCGCCGATTTCAAATGCAATCGTCGGCAGATTATTGATGCTCGAAAACTTCTTGATCTCCTTCACCGCGTCTTCTGGCAACGTAAACTTTGCCTTGGGGTTTGCAGTGACGAACTCCTTCGCGGGAGGCGCCAACACGACTGACGGATCGGAATAGGGATATTCGACATGCGATGGACTGTTCGCGCCGCGAATCACGAATTGCGTATCCTCAAACGTCAGCGCCGGCTTGTCATACGCGGAGACGTTCGACAGAAATTCTCGCAACTGATAAATCGGCGTTTCTCGCGGCCATGCCGTATCGAGTTTCGCAATCGCCAACAAACTCTTCGCAGGATGCGTCGTGCGCTGCACGGTACCTTCGACAAGAGATGCGGACTCTGCGATATCCGAGAAGTTCTTCAGAATCTTCAGTGTGGTGTCTGTCAGGGTATAGGTTTCATTTACAACGGCTGCACTCATAGTCTCTCCTCATAAAAAATGTTCACTTCGTATTATACACCATGTCCGTACGCATTGTCATCTTCCACGTTGAACCATTTCGCTTGCTCTAACACGCCTTCAATTTTATCTTGGCCATTTCGCCACTGCCACAATACCGTTGTCTGCGATGTGCGCGTCGGCTCCGTTCGCACGTAGAGCGTTCGTGTACCCCACGGCATGTGTTTATGTGTCGGATCATTGGCTGTCTCATATACCGATTGCATCAACGTTTGAAGATCATCGAGTGAACCGGTATTCTCGACAACAACATGTATGAACGGCGCGCCTTCTGTCAGGAACGCATATTCACTCAGATGCAATGTTGGCGCATCAATGTTCAGTAGGGGTAGGGGTTCTCGTCTACGAACGCGCTCTTGAATGTTCGCATTCGTGGTTTCGTCGAATGGAAGTGCTGTTGGTCGATACACCCATACGACGGTGCCTTGTTGTTGATGCACCCAATGCATTTCATTTCCGAAACGACAATCGGTGAATACACTAGACGTCGGTGGTGTGTGTCGTCGTGTCGCCGCGGCGAGCCAAATCGAGGAATGGTATTCGCGAAAGACGTTCGTTCCAACTTCTTGAAGAATGAGACGAGGTGTGACGGAACGCTGCAATGCGTTTGACCAGTAGGGGTCAGGTGTTTCACGCCATTCTCTCGACTGCGAAGTGGTGCCTTCGAGAAATGTTCGATCCCATCCGAAGATGACAGAGACTGCATCCTTGAGCGGGCCCGCAAAACTCAATGACTTTCCACCCGTCATGGCAAGCAAATGCTCTGCCGCGGCATTCTTTCCACTGTTTTTGAATCCGCACAACCCAAAGAGTTGTGCGGCGTCCATGTGTCGCTTCACCATACGCATCCGATACGCGACTAATCGCGCTTAATGACTTCCTGAGCGTCTCTCGCGACGGGTGTAGAGAACTTCTCCGCTTGCTGCTTGTGAGACAGTCCCGCTAATGCGTCTAAGGAACCGCCGAACACGTACGTACCGACGTGCTTGAGTTTCATCCACGGGCAGAGATAGATTTCGATGCCGATCTTTCGTGCCCACTGGCAGAACATGTAATCTTCCGACAAGTATCGGCGCGTTTCCGGATCGATGACGGTATCGAAGAATGCATGAATCTCGCGGCTGCCATCGAAATGCTTCGTGCGATTGTGATCGGGCTTGTATGAGTAGTCCGGATACGCATCGCGATACTTCTCAAACGCATCACGGCGCACCATCATGAACCCTGTACCAATTTCCAGTACCGGCACCGGCTCATCCAATCGAATTTCCTTCGTACCCGGCGCGACGTTGAACACATAGTCGCCGGAATACTGTTCAAGATGCAGGGGGTTCTCATCCGCAAGACCGAGTTTCGCCGCGTCGTAGACTTTCTCCCATGCAATCGTCTTCTTCGGATACGGGCCGCCTGCGACTGGCTTGTCGAGTGCCAACAGCGCGATCACATCCATCGGATTGAAATCGATATCACTATCGATAAACATCAGATGCGTAGCGTCACTCCGCATGAACTCATCGACAAGATAGTTACGAGCGCGAGTGATCAGCGACTCATTGAACAAGAAGAAGAACTGTACCTGTACGCCGTACTTGATGCATACCGCATTCAGATCCAGACACGACTTGGTAAAGGGGCCGGCGCACTGACCGCCGTACATGGGGGTGGCGACAAACAACTTCCGTTTGCGAATCTCTTCAACAGGAACTTCGATCTTTGCCATGCATCTACTCCAAATAAAAAATATCGACCGTCACACACATTCTAACACACTGGTTGTATATAGCATACGCGAAAGAATGAGGCGAACCAGAACGGTTCGCCTCTGTGGGACGTATCACAACGGAGTCCGCCACACAGAACGTATGAAAGACGCAGTTGTTTGTCGGACACGCTATAACTAATTATATCACGTAAATAAAAATGTGGACACCCACAATGCACACTGTGCGCCGAGTGCGGCACCAACCACATACATGACTTGTTCTTCTCGCGTCGTCGCGTCAGCGATACGTTTGACGGCAGCAAATGCTAATCCTGCAATACACACATCCGTCGCAAAGGTGCCCAAATAATTGACGGATGCAATCGCTCGGGTATTGAGCGTCACAATGAAGTAACTCGCAAATTCAATCGCCGCAAGTTCAAGACAGGGTCGAGTAAAATATTTTCGCATTACGCTCCTACATTCCACAACAGAATTTTTTGTCTAGTGAGCATATTTATCGCCGCACTTCGACCAGCAGACGGCATTGCAAGATTTGTCGTGCGTGAGTCGCGCCACGTCAGCAGTGGGCGCCATGCTTTCGCATCATAAGTCGGTGCGCTTGGAAATGGAGGGGCGTCTTCTGCACGAACAGGTCGATCAAACTTGTAGGGTGTGAGGTGGACGTGTGCTCGACCCCGCTCTCGTTCGCTCATTTGATGACCTACAGACACGACATGTACTTCCGCGTCCGGCCACGCTAACTGCAACCCGCGTGACAGCGTACCACTGGAACCGACTGTCCAGACCACATCAGGTACCAGCGGAAGGCTTCGTGCGACACGAATGATACTAGCGATGACAGTCGGATGTTCTAAACCCAACGGCAGCACTTGACGCGTCGTGGGGTCTGCGTTCGCATAGTCCCGCGCCCGCTTCTGTGTCACTGATAGCATACCATTCGGCACCCATTGGTAGACAGCGCCAAGTGACGCGCCACGTTTCTGATACTCATGCAACTTCGACGGATCGCGTTGCGCCATGAAGAGCACCGCTGTTTTGTCATACCGTGCACAGAGTACAGGTAAACTGATTTGCGCGTAACCCGTAGCGGGACACGAACCAAACACCCATTCGCGAATCGCACTCGTTGATGGGTCGTGACCAATTAGATAGTCGAGAAAGCGCACTTTCGAACCCGCATTGAGCAGATCGTCACGTACGACGTAGATATCGTCATGCTGTTCGATGTGAGGTGTGGGGAAGGGATCGCGCCAGTCACCAATGAGGGACAGATAATCGTCTGCGGTCATAAGATTGTTCCCATAAAATAATACGCCGTGACGCGATTGCAATCGCAGCCACGGCGCCGATGGTTCCTATAATACCCAATGAAGCCTGTCACCAACAACGTTTCTTTCATTTGGGGCTTACCGTACTACCGTAGTTGAGTCGTCAGCAACCACCGTACGGCTTCTAACGAGTACGACGTCGTTAGATCAGCATCTGACGCGTTGGTGTGTTCACAACGCGTTTCGCCTTTGCAGGCTCATCAGAGATGCACCAGTGAGGGTTCACCCCTCACTGGTTTTGATGTGTGTTACACCGTCTTCATCAGACGCGCGGCGCGGTCACCGATCCACGACGCCTTACCGAAGAAGTTCGGGTTGCTCTCGACGAAGTTCGCGATAGCCACCTGACGACGAGTCGGGGTGCCGAGACGATACGCCTTGATGGTGCGACCGTTCGACGTCACCTTCTCGTTGAGGTACACCGCGTAACCCGCCTTCCGAAGTTCCGAGACACGAGCGGAGACGTTCGAAATACCGAAACGGCTCTTCGCCTGTGACGCCGTGATGTCGCGGCCAGACTTGAGGTACGACAGGAGCTTCTGAGTAGCGGTCATAGAGGTGTTCGACATGTTCATTATCCTAACACTGGCTTCATTGTGTGAATGATGATGACCGCAGCCAGTAAAACGTTCAACATCATGAGAAACATTATCGCATACCTTTGAAAGCGTGTCAAGCACTTTTTTCTGCATTTTCAAAGTCTGCCTTTGTTGTGGCATTTCACGGTTATGTGAACTACGCAGCAACAATGAAACACAGTATACCGCAGACACCTACGCGTGTCAAGTCCTAAATGTCCTGCCAGTCAAGAGAGACGATAGTGATCTCGCATCCCGTATGCCGTTTTCGCAGCCATGCCAGTACGGCAGTTTCACTGCTGGCAAGATTCGGCAACTGCATGTTTGTTGAGACGAGTTGCGTTCGATGCGGGCCACCCGTCTTTGTCTGAAAAATATAGTCGACCGAGAATCGCTTGAGACGCGAGACTTCCGTCACATGCTGCTTAAAGGAAACCATCGGCGTCTTACAGTCCCGCATCAGAATCAGACGCTTCACGCAATGCAATGCGATCACTCGCGAGTGCTGGATTGTCTGACGCATTGACCGTCAGGAAACTCATATGAGTACCGTGCACGACAATCGGCGCATCCAGTTTCACCGTAAAGATGCGAATGTCGTGGTTCGTGGGATGCACTCGCTGCGTGGCGACAAACCCCGTATAAGGCACGTTCATGTAGGTGCCGCGCACCACATCTCCGTTATGGATACGATGAATCGATTGCATCGCGGCTTCCGCAATCTTACTCACCGGCTTATCCGCCCACATGCGGCATGACCAGTACTCGGCTTTCCACTTCGGGCCCGGATTCGAGCAATCGTGACGATCTCGATATGCTTTACGACGCTCCGGGTCATCTCGTTTGATTTCCACGTTCGGATCGCCGAACCCTAACTTGATCACGTTGTTCTTGTCATTCTTGACATACACATAGAACTTGTGCTTGCCGTCATTACTCCGAAACGGTTTATTGAGTTCTACTGAGCGGCCGTCATATTCCGCATCTTCACTCAGTTCATTCCAATCTTCGTACGCGCAGTTTGTCGTCTGACCACCCTTGTAGTCTTCGGCGCGAATGTTTCGAATCAATGATACCAGTTTAGATGCGTTTGGAGTACTCATAGCCTGTTCCTTTAGTGTATGAATGTCACGGTCAGTGATCTTGTTGATTTGAATCGTGATTTTTGGTGAATAATCTTTAGGAAGTTTCGTAACGACGCCTTTCATGGCATCAGTGTATTTTTCAATATAGTCCAGTTGAAGCGTTCGCGCTGTCAAGTCCAATAACAATTGCGACGACGTGCTCATTTTCTTGGTATCACGAATGACATTCAGATTACTATGCGGTTCGTGTGTTTGCGTACGCATCGCAGGCAGTACATCCGCAACTGTCTTGACATCTCGCAATAATGCAATCGCATCATCGCGGCGTGCGACAGATGACTTGAAGTCGTCCGGTTCGTCCGCTTGTGTGTATCCTGCGTCCGGATACTCATCGCCGTGATTGGTACGCACCAGAAACGTGCCCGGCTTGTGTTTGATGATGTGGGCTTTATGTTTTGAGGTCGTTTCGACGGTGTAGACCGTATCTTGTGATGCGATAATGGTATGACCTTTTACGCCGCCTTGATACGAAGAGACGGCTTCCACCACATCTTCAATCGTCTTCTTCGACAATGCGTATCGAATACGTGCGCCGTCCTTTGAAGGTTTGCCACCGCTCTTGAGAATCTTCTTCTCGTCTTCATCGTACCCGACGATCAATGCGGTATTGACAATTCCGATACCGTACTCGTTCATTCCCTCTGACCAATCGGTGGTAATATCATGCAGGTATGCGACTTCGGTGCCGTCAATACGCGTATGCACTACTTCTAAGTCTGGTTTATACGCACGATCACGATTCTTCGCTAAGATCACATGCTTATTCACGCGCATCGTAACGCCGATGCATTCATGCAACAGTGATGCGAGAGATGTGTGGTGTGCCATTGATGTGATGTTTACTGCGTGTGCGATTGAATCCACTCTTTCCCTTTAGGGTTCTGAATGGGTTGATGCACAAAAACTTGCACCGCATGCTGCACGACGGGATGCGAAACACCGCCGGTGGTATTATAGACTTCGATATAGTGACGACCGAACAATCGACGATACGCATCTCGATTGTGTTGACAGGACTGCCAAATATCTTTGACGAGTTCATCCGGAAGCACTCGACTACGGCTCCGATTTCGTTCAAGCGCGACTTCTAATGAAGTGTGCACGAACACCATCGCGGTGTCATATCCCTTCGCTTCAATATGCGATTTCTTATTCGCGATTTTTGCATAGTCGTCGCCGGTGCCATCGATGATCATTCCAAGACGCCCCTGCATGTAGAGTTCTTGTTGACGCGTCGTCAAGGCTTTTGCACGAGCACGAGGGCCCGCAGGATCTTGTGTCAAGAATGCAAACTTCTCTGGTTGGTCGCGTTCAATACGAGCGAGTTCCTTTGGAGAGACATCCATTTGCTTGAGAAGAAATTCAAACATATGGTCACTATTGACCACTTTCAAACCATAGTGACTGAATGAGGACTTGAACCCGGCATCAAGACCAAACAGTTCTTCTGCTTTCGTCGATTTACCGCTGCCCGGACCGCCAGCCATGAAAACGCATTTTAGAATACCGGGATCGTACACGCCTTCGACAAGCGTAGGATACTGTTGCGGACGATCACCTAATTCGCGAAGAAATGTGAGAAATGAGCGCATATACCATATTTAGATGTACGCCGTCTCGCATCGCAGACAGAGATCATCTGCCCATCCGTAGACACCTTCAATGAACTCCCATCCCGCATCGGTGAAGCGTCCGTGCTGTTGAATTTCACGAATTCCGTTACGAATCTTCGGAACATTGTGTTTAGTGTAGGTGGTGAACAGTTCGTGCGTCGTCACGCCGGCATGGTACAACTGCCAATCGTTTTCGGTGAACATGAGCCATGCATAGACGCCGTGGAGGACTGCGGACATCGGGCGTTTGGTGTCAAACCGCACCGATGAGTCGTAGAGTTCTGTTGGGTCGTTCAATAACAACTTTCGATCATGTGTTTCAATGTGAATACCCAATGTCTCTAATCGAAGATGCGCGTATTCGTGATAGATACCCTGAGCGGTACCGACAGGGTCATATACGGTGATATAGACGGTATGACGCGGATACTGTCGATCTTTCATCACAACGTGCCCGGATGAGCAGCCTCGCGAACCCTGATGAGCATGTATGGTGTTCCACGCCCAAAACTCATCGAGGTAATTCGAAATCGCGTGATAGCCATCGTTCCATGTTGCAAGATACGGATGTAACGTCTGGGCCCACGCTGCGGAAATTTCATCCTCTGTTGCAGGGCGCGTCTGTTCACCCATGCTCATATGCGTGTTCGATGTGGGCGACGAGCCCGCATAGACATCTATTGCACCTTCACACAACGATACCGGCGTCGTTGCGGGTTGCTTTGTCCATCCGTACCGCTCTGCATCAAGACGTTGCAGTTCGCGTGTGTCCGCGCCGTTGGGTTGTGGTTTCGCCATCCATGTATGCATACAAATCTCCGAGACTATTTACGTACCCGCACC